TACTCGACCAACCGGGAGGCCATTCAACTCGCGCTCGATGGCAATGGATTCAATATTCTGTATATGACGAATATAATAATAAGAGGAATAAGCATTACGTAAAATAGAACGACCCGCTGGATCGTTATTATTCGACATCGTGCGAAGATGAATTAACTTATTTGCTGGAACGAGAGAGGGCACCTGCTTATTGTAGAAAGTGTTCCTCTGTTCAACTCCAAGCAAGTCGCCGTTTTCGTCAACAGCAAAACGTTCAATAGTCCACTGCGCTCTGGGGGAGAGCTTACGCGGAACGATTCGACCCTCTACATCACGCTTGTACACCGATTCGAAAACGGCGAAACCAAACGGCAAGTATGAAAGAGCATCCGAAATAAAATCATCGAACGACTGCTTCATACCATTATATGCATCAGACACGAACTTAGCCGCTTCAATAGACGCCGAATCGCCTTCCTTGGCGGGCTTAAAGTTCCACTCGGTGCCCCTAAGCATCATCTCAATTGCTGTAAGGACAGCACCCACGATAGGGTCATTATCCCGCATTTCACGGAATTTCTGAACGCCTTTGGTGCCCTTTAATTCATTAAGAAATTCGTCATAACGCAGCCCTTGGTTCGGGTCATGAGCACCCGAAACACCAAGCTCTGTATAAGGACGAAAAGGAGCGTCTTTCATCTTAGTCTCGATGTCCAGTTCTCTTGACGCTCACCAGTTATGGTCAACGTGGGCATTTTCGTACGAACCTTAGGGGCCAGAGTATTGAAGGCCGTAGAAGATGCGTCAACTTGGTCTTTGTATTTACTAAAAGGAAAGAACCTTAGCTCTTCAACATAGTCATTAACCCAAGGGCCATTTACGATATAAACATTTCCATTCTCTACCTGAGACGCAAATGCATCGGCGCGCGTTTCTTTCGATCCCGTCTGCAATTCACCACGGGCGTTATAACCCGGTAGATGCGAAATGATGTCCTTAATCTGTACCTTGCCCGCCTGACCGGGGTCCTGAGGAATTCGGATCATCACTTCGTAGCCATCTTCGCCAGCTACTGTTTCGATCTTCGTTCGAAGCTCACCGGGGCCAAATCTGCCCCTCTTGACGTGCAATACATACCACTTCAAATCATCCAAAGAAACTGCTAATTTAACTCCAGCGGCATAAGCCGCCCTCTTGTTGGTTTTGGCGGTAGTCGCCGCAAGGTCCCAACCCCTACAAATGATATAACGATGGCCCAGAGGAAGTTCATCAACATAATTTAACTGGTCTACTTTAAATAGTCCGCCGCTTCGGGGAGTTGGCCTTTGCTGAAACTGCGAAGCCACGGCGTACTCACCAAGAATTTTCTTATCTCTGTCAACCACTTCCTGAGGAAATCTCTCTGGGAACAACAGTTCCCCTTCTTCAGTCCTTGGGTCCTTAAATCCAATCGAAGTATAACACTTAGTCTCGGCTTCATATTCCATGGGTAGGATTAACTTATCATACCCATAATCTTCAGATTCAATAATCCCAATAACGTCGTTCTGGTGCAGCCTCTGCATGATGACCACAATTGCAGATTTCTGCGGGTCATTTAAGCGAAGAGGAACAGCCTCTGTAAATGTTTCATGCAATTCATTGAGAGCGGCTTCACTAGTGGCGTCTTTAACGCTCATAACGTCGTCAAGTATTACTCGATCGCCGCGATTACCTGTGAGACTAGTGAAAGGGCACGCCTGCCTGAATCCCGTTCTCGTAGTCTCAAACTTTAGCTTCGCTGACTGATCCCGGGCCAATTTAACCCGGTCGCCCCAAAGAAACTGATACCAATCGGATTCGATCATCCGCTTTGATCTCAGGTTGTCGCGGGCAGCCAACTTTTCGTTGTGAGATGCTGCGACAGTTCTTAAATGAGCTTTATCGAGTGGCCCCCACTCCCACGCGGGCCAGAACACCGAGACAGACAAAGATTTCATCATCCCGGGTGGAACAGCAATGGCTAGACGGGTTATTTCCCCCTCTGTCACTGCTGTAAGGTGCTCCGCGATGGCGTCAATATGCCATCCGTGGATATAAGCTTGGGCCGGTTCTACTACGTGCCAAGCTCTTCGTATGAAATGAGACAAACTGCGAGCGCAATATTCTCTTTCGGCCTCTCGTACTTCCAGAGGCCCTATGCTTACACCACTCAGGGCCGTTGGAAGTATACTGATCTGGCTCATCCGGCTATTTGTTTAATCTGCTTAGAGGCAGCTATAATTTCCAGAAGCGCCTCGTCAGACAATTTCTTGCAATCAATAGTCGGGTTGATAGTCCTCATGGCGTTCTCATCCACTTCCTGAACACCCAGACCATATCCACGATTTTTCCCGAGAGCATTTAAGAAGAACTTTCTGGCGGCGTTGTCACCCGACAGAGCGGCGTTCAAATACCCATCTTCTATCTCATCAAGCATCGCTTCGCGAATTTCATCGCGCAAATTCCGTAGTATGTGATTGCGGCAAATATAGTTTTCAACAGAACTACGAGAACGGCCAAGAGCCATAGCAATCCGAGAATAATTACCGCGAAAATGCATGAGAGCTGCAGCAACATCGCGCTCTTCATATTCCCGATCAGGGTGCGTATTTGTCCAGCTCCCGGCAAAATCGTACTCCTCGATAAAGCCGGGACTAAGCAGTTCTGGATATTTGTCAAATGCAGACATACTTCAGACTTCCGCTTGCCGGAATTTTTAGACTTCTCGCGGCAGTAGGCTTTCGCCTCCCCACAAACGAAGTCAAGCCGCGCGAAGGGACTCCACAGATACTGTGACCCTCGCTGATCCGCTTAGGAGCGGTGTTTCCAGCACCACTCTCGACGTTTTGTTGATAATTCCCAAAATCTTTCCCTTGGCATAATCGTCCGTGCCGAACTTAAATTCCACGTTTTGGCCCACCTTCAGGCCACCAAGAATTTCATCTGCAGTTTTCGTGGAGTGCTCCATCGACCGTACGATGCTCAAGGCAGTCCGATTGATGCGGGCGAACCTGCGATCATTGTGCCGCATGAAGCCCCAAAAGGCAGAAATTTCATAACGAGGAAGGTGCGCCGCCTCGGGTCCTACGAACATATAACCCGGAAACATGGCGACTTTTTTGATGTTCCATACTCGATTGCGCCGATTGAAACGGCGCAATGGGACTTTCGGCAGATAGACACTGAAGCCTTTTTCTTCAAATGACGTTAGCGCCAAGTCCTCCCTCCCCGGAAAAACTTGGGCTACTAGCCAATCTTCAGATGTTGCTTCGCACTCTGCCATATGCTAGCATAGCATGGCGCAGGTGATTCGTCAAGTACCCCGAAATTACATTTTTTCTAGAATCATATCTTGTGTATGATGCTGAGACGTGTTATAATGGAGGTACGACAACGAATCATAGGGATGCCGAGGGGTGTGCGGGTCGCGCCAATCATCCTGAAGCCGCCGCGCGAGACTGGGGATATAATGCCGTAAGACCCGGCGGGGCCGGTCTGAAGACCAGCCTTGCGCGGCACCACTCAAAAAAGGACCAGAGACTGACATGACACTGACAAAAAAGCAACTAAAGACGGCGCTGGACGACCTGAAAAGGCTGTACGGTATACCGCCGTATGATACTATGTCCAACATCTGCTACAGCGACGGCTACTTTGCTAACAGCCTTGTCCACATTTACGGTATGCCGCTTGCTGAGTTAGAGAAAGTGACCGGCTTTAAGAAGGCAGAGAAGGCGTGGAACAAAGCGCGCAAAAACTTCATCAAGAGAGGCTGACGGGGACCACAGCGGATGGCCGATTTCACCAATGACGTTGTTTACAGAGCCGCGCTGGCATGGTGTGGCAAGAAGGATCGTGAGACCTTCCCGGAGGACATCGCCTACTTCAAAAATAACTGGAGAGCCCTTCCGGGTTTAAGGGCTTATGTCGAAGCCGAAGCGCGCTCCTCTAGCGCTTCTACTTATGGAACCACAGGCAATGGTTGACTACGAAGCCCATACAGCTCATCTTCTGCGGATAGCAGAAAGAAGCGGAGTGCCGATAAGGCACAAGACGAAAACGAACCGAGACAGGTGCCTGAAAGTATGCTGTGGTAGTGGAAACCGCATCTTTCAGTGCGCCATGCCAGCCATATCCAAGGCTGGTCTGTGCCGTCGTCATCATCGAGAAGTGCTTGGCGACGAATATTCGGACCCTACAATCAACAACTCTAGCACTAAGTACGAGACAGAGTTTCTGGAGAACTGCATCAACATGAACTCTGGCACCCCGGCCATGATCCAGCCCCTAATTCGCGAAGTACTGGCGTATCGAAAGAAATACGGAGAATTCAAGTGAAGAACATCTACAACATCAATCTATATATACATGATCCTCATGGAGGAACCCGCGACATAAGCTTTCAAGCCGCAAGTTATGGACTAATCTACAACGACAATTTCATGCGGTTCAAATCGTATAAAGAAAATGGTAAAGCCCATAATCATTACTACAACGCTCGATACATATTTGGTTTCAACGTATCAGAAATCGCTGAGAAACCCGAATCCGATGCTCCACAGTGACGCGGAATCCACGGAGTACTTGACGAATCATCTCGGCTGTGCTAGTATGACCTCAGAAGTCGAGATTGAACTCCGGCCAAGGTCTTCCTCGACTAGGCTGCCGATGTGAGATTGAAGTGTGAGCCCGTGCTTCGATAACTGCTGAGGCGGTGACATTTCATAACGGGCTAACATCCTTCATATTTACTTGTGCTCTACAATAGTCTCTGACACTCGGCTTGTCAGGTCCTAATTTAAGTATACACTCGTCTATTTGTCTATTCCTATCATCATAGAAGAATGCCCATACCATCAATGCCACCACCACCGTCCACAGAAACACAACAACAAGTACGCCTATCAAGAAAAGTCTATCCATTCTCTTGCTTCCTTATGAACTCTTCTACGTCTCCGTGCATGGTCTTCCCCATGAAGTGGAACTTCTTCGGGCCGGGCCAGTATTGCAGCTTTTCCCCGTTCAAGTTATAAGTATAATGAGTTTCCGAATGTTTCTTCCACCCCGGTCCCCCTTTGAATTCCTCTCTGCGTTTCCTCCTTTCCTCTTGTCGTTCTCTCCTTAGGTCCTTGAATACCTCGAAGTCTTCCTTGCTCATTTTGCTTCTCCCATTCGAAGAGGAACATTCTTTTTGTGATGTTTCGGATTTTTCCTATAGTCTCTCTTCAGTGTTTCCGCTTGGTTGCACCACAGTCTAACCGAAAGAGGTACATGGAATCTTGTTCTCTTCGGGTTCCAATAGTTATGGAACAGTCTTAGTTGAAGGGGTTGATGTTCACTAGAAAGGAATCTCTTCCTCATCGTCGTCCTCCTGTGGCTCAAACATTTCCCGCCATTTCGGGAGTACTCTATTAAACATTCTCCTGAGCTGTTCCTCTAAGTTTTTCGTCGGTCCTGATTCATGAAGAACAATCATATAATCATCCAACGGAGAGTATATGAGACATACGTCTGATTGTCCGTTTTGAATAGTCATCAAGTGTATATATAATTCATCATCCCCATTAGTCCAAGCATGCGGCACAATTTCTCCCCCAAACGCAAGAGGCTTCCAATCTCTCATGTAAATTTTGATAGCGGGGTAGAAATTTATATCACAAACGAGAGGATGACTGTTCATTTCTTTTCCGTGGCCTCCGCCAGCAACTTCGAAATAGACGCGGCCATATCCCGTCGACCGGCGTCAATCGAAGTTTGTACATGGGAATTGAGAATGGGAACCATCCATACGATGACGGCGCTCGCCTGCAATCGAGTGAGGGCAATGGTCTTCGGGATGTCGAACCGAAAATCTGAACCATGATCCGTTACGGCCCATCGGTCCTTGTGTTCAGTGATGAACAAATCGACGGCATAAAGATGCATGTCAATCCACCATTGATGCGAATATGAGAGACCTAGGGTAGCCTCTCCAAGTCCACGAAATCATACGGTGTTTGCAGTCGAGACCTGCCCAGTCTTCCCGCCGATAGTAGATTCGACAAAAGCGAAGATTTATCATAGTTCGGGTGCTCCGTGATTCGCCATATACACCATGATACCACGGGTCGATATCGGAGTCAAGATGACGGATATGAATGGGGAGATAGGGGGAGGGCATGAAAGAGGAACAGTGTAACGGTGATAAAAATTAAGAGGGCGACAGGGGCACCGTGATAAAAACTCACGGAAGAACGGAGTAACCGTAGTAAAAATTTAGGGGAGAGAGGAGTCAAACGGGGTAAATGAGTTCCGGAGCGAGAAGGACACTTGTGCGCCCCTTGATTGTATATACCCTTGGGCGCTTTCGTTTCAGTTGTGTTGGCCCTGGCTCGCCTTTCGGTTGTCTCCTTGTTGGTTTCCTCGCTTCCTTCTCTGCCCTCGTCGGTTTCCCTGTCTAGCCCTACTCTGGCGGGTTTCTCTGCCCTCGTCGGTTTCCCTTTTGGCTGCTCTTGTTGGTTTCCTCGTTACGCTGTTTCACTGTTCCACAGACACACAGCTTTGAGCCCGAAGCTTTCGCCCCGGGCTCTTGTTTCGTCCTGTTTTGGTGTTTCAGGTTAGCGGGTATCCAAGTCGGTGCGCCGCTGCTTCAGCCTGTTCCTTCGAAGGCCAAGACCCTGTGGCTCGGTCCTTCTGTATCAGCGAACCATCTAGCTGGTATGCTGTCACCAGAAGTGTCCAGCTCTTCGGATCGAAAGGAAGCTGCGCAACCTTGGCGCTGCGTTCGCCGTAAGCAAGCATTTCAGCCTCCCATCGCCGCTGACAGGACGTTGAGGAAGAGCCCAACGCCATCATTTCCCATAAGCTGGTAGGCCGATGACACAGCGAAAACGAAAGCAAGGATGCCTCCACCGATGCCAAGACCTAGCGCAACTGGAAACATCATCACGAACAATACTAGCGCTTTCACATTCTCTATTGTCATTTCATCTCTCCTGTGTTTCGGGCTGGCGAATCATTTCGCCTTTCCTATTTTTCATCATACCACAGTTAAGGCTATCTGTCAATACCCGGAAACGCTGACCCTCCACAAGGAAGGGCCAACGCCAAGCGATCACTCCGGAAGGGAGCAGACCCAAAAACAAAACTTCACCAGAGGACCACCAACCAGCGGAACACGACACAGCGCCACAGGACGCGGAAATTCAGAGCGCGAGAAACGCCACAGCCCAAGCGAACAATCCACGCTAAGCGCCCAGACGCAAGGGCGGAAGAGCGAGCGGCGAACGAAACGACGAATCATGAGAGCCTCCTATATTTCCAGTATCAAAAGAATAACATGGAAACGCCATATCTGTCAATATTCAGACACAGCAAAGCCGGGGCGTCGCCACCCCGGCCCTCTGTCGTATCGGTTCGCGTTACGCGGCTTCAGCCTTCGCGGCCTCGGCGTCCTTCGCCGCCTTCTTGGCCTTGGCGATCGCCTTGGCGTGCTTCTGCTGAAGTATCGCCAGATCGCGGGCAGGAACAGTGAGGGTCAGCCCGTCGAGGGTCTTGAACTGGCCGCTGAAAGCAACGATCTTCTCCAGCATCTGCCGCCCGTTCATGCGGTAGCGCCCGACCCAACCCTTCTGGCCGCTCTCCGGAAGCGAAGCCCACTTGCCATCGAAAGGAACGCCATTGACCACCAGCACTTCGGTGAAGGCCTCGACATCGAAGCCATCGGCCCCGTGGGTCTGCAACTCCAGCGTGTTGGCGAGCCAGTCACCGCAACTCTGGCCGCTCTCGCTGGCTTCACGATAGCGTGCCCGGTATTCGTCCGGAACCACCGAGCCACTCGGGCCATCGTCCTCGTCCTCGATAGCCTGCTCGGGGTCGAAACCAGCTTCCTCGACAGCCACGAGGATGTCAGCGATTTCCGGAACCGACTTGCCCTCGGTCTCCAGCACCGTCTCGGGATCACCATCGTCCGGACCCTGCACGAAATCGACGGTCCAGTGCGTCAAGTGACTGGCGTCATCGAAAGCCGCGTGAAGTCTCACGCAAGGGTATTCAGCGGCCAGCATCGCCACGATCTTCTCGGCCTTCGCCTTGGTCGCGTGGTGCATCTTGATTTCGTCAAACATCTCATCTCTCCTTTGTGGCCTTCTCAGACCCGTCTGTAAAGGGCTCTTGGCCCGGGTGGTGGAGGCCGAATCATCTCGCCCTCCTATGTTCTTATCCTACCATGATTCGCTGTTCGTGTCAATCCCTCTCGAAAGGCTCGTCCGTTTCAGGATCGATCGCCACGAAAGCACGCAGCTGGATGTACTGACCCCGGTTCATTTCGTCGAGACCAGCAGCGGCGATGGCGTCCTTAGCGGAGAAGCCGCGATAGGTCGCCAGCACGACGTCACGATCAGACAGGATGTCACGACCGACGATGGTGATCTTTCGCATTTCAGGCCTCCCACAGCGAACGGAACCGATCACGCTCCAAGGCGCTCAGCCGCAGAGCCACCACCGCTTCCGTGTATTTCCGGTCCTGCAGGCGCTTCGCTATCGACATCGTAGCGAGAAACACCAGCGCATATCCAATCAACCAGAGAACCATTTCACATTCCTTCCGTGTTTCTAACTAGCGCGCCATGCGACGCGCTGTCTTAAAACCCAACACATACCATTGGTCGGCATGGCTCAGATCATCAGAAGTCTTCGGACATGACCCATGCTCGAAACCAGTTTCATAGCACCATTTGGCCCATTCATCATCAAACTTAATCATCTCGTCTCTCCTGTGTTTCGGGCTGGCGAATCATTCGCTGCCCCTAATACCCAGAATACCACAATACGGCCCCTTTGTCAATAGTCCTCGCGTGCAATACAAAAAAGATCGTCTTTCGCAATTGCAGCACGGAGGCCCAGAAACACCACGTATAGCGTGCCTATACACTATACATATATCGCCTAGCGATATGATTCGTTGCGCGGCCTGTCCCCAAACCCACCCCGGGATTTTAACACGATTCGCGGTTCTTGTCAATTATGCACGTGTGCAACACTGCCGGTGTGGCTCGGAAGCCCTATTGTAGAAGAGCACCAATATTTGTTACAATTTCGCAACATTGCTTTCATGACACGTTGTTTCCATGCAACGATGCCCCAGTGACACGATCCCTGTTGTATCAGAAACACAGCGTCAAACTTGACGTTGCAGCTTCGCAACATGGTGTTGCTTCGCCCGGAAATTGCAAGGCGAACAGGGGAGCAGAATCGTGGTTGCACGGCGAACAGGGGAGCAGAATCGTAAATACAACTAAAACTAGAATAACGAACAGGGGAGCAGAATCGGGAAATTGTAAGGCGAACAGGGGAGCAGAATCGTGGCTTCGTGGCCCCAGAGTTGGACATATAGCTCCGCGCCACGGAGAGGGGGTACGGAGGCGCGCTGCGCCGGGCGGCTATGTATATAGCGGGGCAGTGGCCCACGGGCGCGGAGACCCGGCGCCGCTGGCGGCGCTGCGGGGCAGGGCCAGCCGGGCACGGGTGCACAGTGGCACGGCGTAAACGAGGGGATGAATTGTGGCGCAGGAGTGACACTGCGAAATAGACTCTTCGGTATAATCTTGACAAAAGTGGCATGAAGGCGCCGAA